GTCTTATCGGCCTGCATCTCCGCTTGGTCTTTTGAAGCCGAATGCACCGAAGCCGAGAAACTAAAATTTCTTGAGGCGGCGCCACAAATCGCAAACATAGTTGACACTTTTATTGCAGACAGACGGCTTTTTTTCGGGATGGGGCAGACAAACTCGAAAGTTTCGCAAGAAGCGAAATAGAGCTTAGTCTGCCCATTGAAGGGGCCAAAGGATCAAAAAAGACACACCTGCTCAAAGCCTATAAACAGACAGGTGTGATACCGACAGAGTTGCAGGATCAGCCGGAGTGCCCGGAATACCTCGCTCATGTGTGGGGTTGGTTTGTCGAAATCCGCTCCGGGGGGTCTTACAGTTGGGCAGAGGTTGACGCTTGGGCACGGCTTAAAGGGGTGCAGTTGAGCGGCTATGATACAGAGTTGCTTTCTATGCTCAATGGCGTCTTTATGTCGGTAAATGGAAGATGTAACTAGCCTAGTTTTAAAAGTGGAGAGCAAGCAAGTCGGGAAAGCTTCTAAGGAGCTTGACGGACTGACAGGCGCGTCAAAGAAGACCGAAAAAGCAACAGACGGTGTAGTAGGTGCTTTTAAATCTCTGATCGCTCCTTTACTTGCGGTCATCTCGGCAACGGCGGCGCTCAAAAAGCTGGTGAGCATCACCAGAGAGTTTGACATCCTAAATGCTCAGTTGATCACTTCGACAGGATCGGCTGAAAATGCTGCAATTGCATTCGGCGCAATCCAAGATTTCGCCACTGAAACCCCCTTCCAACTCGGTGAGGTGACAGAGGCGTTCGTGCAACTAGTCAACCGGGGTCTTGACCCGTCTGAAGAGTCTTTGACCAATATAGGCAATTTCGCTTCGGCATTCGGGCGCAACATCCTTGATGCGACCCGCGCGATTGGGCAGGCGACCACAGGCGAGTTTGAGAGTCTTAAACAGTTTGGTATTGTCTCAAAAAAGATCGGTGACGAGGTGCGTTTTACTTTCAGAGGTATCACCACAACGGTCGGTTTCAATGCTCAAGAGATTCAGGGTTACATGAATGATCTTTCGGCAAATAACTTTGCCGGGGCTATGGAAGCACGAATGGGCACGTTAGATGGTGCTTTGTCGAACATGGCAGACTCTTGGGACAAATTGTGGCTGACCATATCCACAGACAGCCCAATTGGGGACGCTATCGAGACAGTGGTTTTAAAAGGGATTTCTTTCCTCGAAATGCTTGAGGAAAAAGTGAGGTCAATGTCTGGTGAAGAGACAAGGCCGCTGAGGGAAATTGTGGCTTCTTTTGATGCAGTCTCTGAGAGTATGGGAAATTTGGATACAATGGACCGGGCTTTTGCGTCCACTAACCGTTCATTCCGTAGTTTGCGCGAAGAGATCGAGAAGTTTTCAAAGGCTGAGATAGATTTAGCGAGACAACAAAACGCGCTGGACACTGTTGAGGCAAGGGAATCGGCGCTAAAAGGGCTGACAAGGCTAAGAGGAGAAAGAGTATCTGAGTTTGCGGTGCGCAAAAAAGCCAGCGAGTCAGAACTGTCATCTCTTGCTGTTGAAAAAGCTTCTATTCAAGCAAAGATTCTCCTGTTGGAAACTGAGATTACAAAACAAAGAGAAGCAAATGGGGTTAGTGACGACAGGTTAGAGCAGTTTATGAACTCAGGTGACCTCGGTGGCCCGACGGATGGCATGACTAAGGCTTTTGAGAAAATCAAAACGTCATTGCTCAATGAAGAAGACGCAATTGAGCACAGTTACCAAGCGCGGCGGGGAATCGTCACCGCCACGATGGAAGCCACCAATCAAGAACTTGCAAATATCACAGAGGCAAGAGCAGACATTTTAGCAGGTGACCAAACTGAGGATACACCGGAATACTTAAAAACGCTCAAGCTAAGAGAAGAAGAGGCGCAGGCGGTCTATGCCAAAGGAACAGAGACTTTAGCACTCCTAAAATCAGAGCGTGATTTAGCACTTTTTGACAGCGCACAAGAAAGCCCAGCACTGACTCGGCTACAAGCAGAACTTGACGCAGAATATACAATCAGAGAGGAAGGGTTTCTTGAGCAAGAATTGCAGATTACAGATAAGTATGACCGTGACCTTGAACTTTTGGAAGAGTCCCTTGAAAACCAACACCTGACTAAGGAGAAATATTTGGAGCTTGAGAAAGCACTTGAGGAAAAGCAGACCAAAGACCTCGAAGCTCTCAAAAAGAAAGAGGCACTTGCGACGCAATCCGCAATGGCAAATCAAAACATAGCAATTTTGAGTAGCGCGGGGAGCCTTACATCTGATTTGCAAGGTTTAGCTGAAGAGGGCTCAAACGCTCAAAAGGCACTGTTTGCAGTTACCAAAGGGATTCAGATTGCACAGGCTATTTTAAGCACAGAGCTTGCGGCAAGACAAGCGGCGGCGGATCCGACAAACCCCACTTTCTTTGGTAAGATTGCGGCTTCAACGGCGATTCGCGCCCTCGGTTACGCTTCAGTCGGTGTAATGGCAGGCACGGCAATCGGCAGCTTCGCAGAGGGTGGCATAGTGCCGGGTGGCAACTTTAACGGCGATGGTGTGACAGCAAACGTGAACAGTGGGGAAATGATTTTGAACTTCTCACAGCAAAAACAACTGCTCAACATGGCAAGTGGTAGCTCGCAAGGTGGCGCTGCAAAGCCGGCAGTCATTAACATTGAGAATTTTGGGGGTGGTGCGGTTGAGGTCCAAGAGTCCGAAACGGACAATGAACAAATCATCAACATTGCGGTAAACCGGGCAGTGTCTAGGGTGGACAACAGCATAATGACCGGGCAGGGTAGCACAAACAGAGCCTTGAAACAGTATGACAGGCGCAGGGCATAAACAATGACTACTACAATCACATACCCGGCGCAGCTCCCGAAACCGTCCGCTCGATACTCATTCACGAAGGAAGATGGTGCGATTACTACAAAATTTCAATCCGGCAAGACACGGCGGCGCAATGCTTACAACGACCTGCGCCGGGAGGTCTCTTTGCAGTGGGAGTTTTCGCAGCGTGAGCTAGACTTTTTCCAAAGCTGGTATTCATACACGCTCAACAATGGGGCCGAAAACTTCCTTACTGATTTGCTCCTTGATGCAGACAGCTACCAAAATTACGAAGTCACTCCAATGGGCGACATTAAAGTGACCCATTTTGGGGTAGGTTACTTTAAAGTGAGCTTAAAAGTGCTTTGTCTCGCTCAAAAATACCTTTCCGCTGAAGCTGTCGAACTGTTTCAGCACTACGGTGACACTTTTGAAGAAATGCTTGCAACAGGCGACCCTCTCAATCAGTTTATAAATGTGACTCTACCAACAAATTTTCAACTACTCGAAAACCAATAAAACAGATGCCTACTTTACTCGAAACAGTTCAATCGGTTGTAACACTCTTAGAGGCCAACGAAGCAAGGGTGGCGGATTGGGTCAACGGGGACGCTTCGGCGGAATACACAACCACTGACTCAGTAGCTGTGCCATCAATCCGCAAATTTCTTGCCCAGACTTTCCTTTGGCAAGGTGAATACACACCGGGTGGCACTGTTTATGTGCTCGGCCACACTTTTAAAAATGGCTACATAGCCTACCGGGTGACAACAAGTTTTACGTCAACCACTTTTGCGGCAGACTCGGTAAACTACGAAGTTTTGTTTGACTTATCTGATGTTGTAGCTGACGCGGAGACCGCAAAGACGGCGGCGGAGCTTGCAGAGACCAACGCGGAGACCGCACAGACGGCGGCGGAGCTTGCAGAGACCAACGCTGAGACCGCTGAAACTGGCGCAGTTGCGGCGCAAGCAGCGGCACAATCAGCTTTGGTAACAAAAGCATCTGCCGCCGGTAAGGCCCTGCAAGTCGCTGACACTATCGACATCAGCACACTGCCCACGATCACGGACGACTTTGCCCTCGTAGTTACAGCATCCACTGGCATCCGTATCAGCGGCACAGATACCACTATCGAGGTCAATGCGGGCGACATCTCTGTCACCCTTGGCGCGACAACTCGCACCTACACCGCGACCATCGCAGGCCGTGCCAAGGTGGCACTCACCCGCACAGGCACTGCCCTGAGTGTTTACGTAAACGGCGTGTCCACAGGAGCCAGCCAAGTGCTATTTGGCGATGTTAATCTTGATACGGTATCGACTGTCGCAGCAGGCGCGATCATCTCAGGCATGGCTCTGTATAATACCTCGCTAACAGGCACGCAGATTGCCGCGATTACAACATACGGGGTGCCGAGTTGGTTGGCTCAAAATCCTGTTAATCAATGGGGTAGTTTAATTTATTCTAGCGACTTTACAGTCAACGGCGATTCTTTTTCTTCTTCAAACAACGACTTTACTTTTAGCGACAACGCATGGAACTATAAAGCGGACAGCGACAGTTCACTGCTCCGCTCCGTTGGGCTAGTAGCAGGTCAATCTGTCCGATTGGTGATTACTAGCAGCGGAGGCACCGTGCGTCTGGCCTGTATCCAGAACGCATCTGTTGGTCTATTTGTTGGAAATAGTGCGATTGACACATTTACACTGACTGATGGTGAGACGGTTTTTGAAGGAGTTGTATCTAGTGGGACTGATGGTGTAATCAATATCCGTGGGCTGACTGAGGGTGGTGCTTTTGCGATAACCGCGATTGAAGTAACGAGATTAGGCGCGGTTGCATCATTGCCACTAACAGAGGGCAACGGCGCACAGCACCGCGATCTATCAACTAATCGCTACGATGCGCTTGCCAGCCTGACCGACGGGCACCTAGCACCGCGAGACTTTGGCAATATCCGCGTCATTAACGTCGATGGTTCCGCAGATTCATTTCCGTTCGGGGACGTTATTACGCTCAGTCCTTACACCATCATCACAGGGGTCATCGTCGATAATCGCTACATACCCGTGGACTCGACCGTAGAGCAAAATTTAAGCTACCGCGAAATCCACATCGAAGTGAGCGGCGGGACTGACATCATCCAGCGCTCCGACGGCACAACTCATCAGGATTTAGTCACGATCACAGCGACCACTCAGTCCGATTTTGACCTAACAATACTCACCCAACGTGGAGGCAACCTATAATGCAAATCGTATCAGCAAATCTTAAT